TGTCCATCAGCCCTTGTTACTTTGAGTTTTGCCATTGTTAGCCCCTTAGTTAGTTATTATGGTGCGGTTGTAATTACGATTGTACCGGATACGTTCCAAGTTACAGACTGAGTTGAAAGGTCTCCAACTGCACCATTTACAGGTGTTGTGTTGTTGACCAAGCATGTCATTGTGTACAGAGGGTTTGTCGCGGATACTGTTGTGTTGAGCTGCTTAACTGTAACTACGGTGTTTGTGCCCCATGTTGAGTTAAGTGTCTGAAGTGTCTTTGATGTTGCTTCATCGTTGAAGAAGTCAATTGTGATAGATGATGCTTCAAGACCCTTGACAAACTTGTGTCCTGAATCGCCCATTGCTGTAACTTCAAGCTCATCGAATGAGCGGTTGATTGTTACAGATGAGACAAGGTTTGAGAGATCAACCGCGTTAACAGTTAGAGCCACTCCATTGCTTAGATAAACTGCCATTTGGTTATTCCTCTTCCTTCTTAGTTGTTGTTTTTGTTTCTGCCTTAGGCGCTACCTGACCGATTTTAATCAGGAAGGCTTCGTTTTCTTTTTCCCATTGTGCCAAATCGGTCACGATTAGCTCCATTCCGTTAGGGTACTGATTGCAATGTCGCAGACCAGTAAATCTCCAGAAGCGATTGACAGAACGCTTGGCGCGCTGACGCTTCCTACGTTAAACACGATGCTTGACGCATCAAGTAATTGAAAGACTCTTACTATGTCATCTTCGATGCCGGCAAGGTTTCCAGCGTTGTCCAAAAGCGGCACGAGAATCTGTAGGCGAAAGTTAGCCAAGGGAGCAACAGACGTGCGGTCATTATTGGTAGGCGTAATGTAGGGGTCTGCCGGAGTAAGAATTAGGCTATTTGCAACAGGCGTGGCTGGTGGAAACGCGTAAACGCTGTACTTAGTGTTATCGGTAAGAGCCGACGCTATTGTGCTTCGAAGTGTGGTTATCGCTGGCATCAGCCCACCATAGAGTTAGGGCTTAAATATGGTGCAATCAAGCCGCGAACGCGAGATATGAGCTGCGAAGACATTGAATAAAGGTTTCCCATTGATCCATCTGGGTTCATGCCAGAGCCGGAGTTAGTCTGCCGGGCTGTCCAGATAGACACGCAGATCATAAGGCTGGCTTCTTGAATGGCCGGGATAGTCGTGTAATCGACATAGGTATCTGCTGCAACTTGGCCATAAGGATTTATTGGGTGGTAAGCATTATCGCTGGTGTGATTGGTAGTTACAGTAATGCTTTTAGTCCCTACCCCGGTAATGCTTTTAGTGCCATTAAACCTAGAGCCGGACTTTGTAATAACTATTGACTGGCCTACATAAAAAACATCTTTGACGTAATCGTTAAAGTAAAGAGTTCCTACTGTACCGACATTGCTATGAGCAATAGTCGGAGTCGTGTTAGTCCATAGAAAAGGCAATAAAACATCATCTCCGGCATCGCAGACGGACTGAATTACAGCATCGGAATATAAACTTCCAACGCCGAGTGCCGCTTTAAGCTCTGCAACTGTGGTGATGCTCATTATTATCCTTTCTAAAGACTTGGCGGGCTACAAGGGCTCCGGTAGCCCGCCAAGCGACTTAGGTGGCTTACGCCTTGTTGTTCTTGAACGCGCCAGATGCAACCTTAGTTGCAATTGCGCCATAGCCGTAGTAACCAACTGTTACTGAACCTGTTGCAGTTGATTCTGCGCGTAGGCGGTATGTTGGTGACTCGTACCATGTGTAAGCATCTGGGTTTACGATGAGGATTGTTCCATCGCCATCTCCGCCGTTTGTTGGATCAACGTAAAGGTTGAGTCCTGCAACGTTGCCTGTAAGTGATGTAGGTGCTACTGCGCCGCCAGCGTTCTGTGGTTGTGAAGCTGTGTAGATTGGACGACCTGCATCATTAAGAGACATGATGTTTGACCATTGTCCTGTAGATACAATCATGTTGCGAGCGAATGGATTTGCAAGCCCGGCTGTTGCTCCATAAACAGAAGCTGAACCACGAGCAACAATTCCGAGAAGTGCTGCAGCGTCTGGATATGCTGCAACTGTTGTGCCGTCAAGTGTTGCACCTGTAATAAGTGCAGCGTTTACTGCGGAGTTTGTTGCCTTTGCGTAAGCGGCTGCCATGTTGCGGACAAGCTCATCAAAAAAGGCTGGTGATGTACGATCTAGCAATTCGACAGAGAATGTCTGCTGTCCAGCGTACTTCTGAACTGTAACTGAAAGGAAGTTAGAGTTTTGGTCGATGTCGCGGAACGCTGCATCTTCTGCTACTACTGCGACTTCTGGCATTGCTGTAATGCGTGGAATCTCGAAAGTCATACCTGCATCTGGAAGCACTCCGCGAGAGATTGCGTCAATAGATGGACGGATTGTGGTTCCGAGTGGATTGATGATTTCTGACAACTGACGTGTTGGTACAAGACCAGCATTGTCTGTTGTGTTGTCTGCTGCGCGAAGATATGAACGTGCATCTTCATCGCCTAGTGCTGCGCGGATTGAGTTTTCTGCGTACTTTGCAGCTGTGATTTCAATGCGTGGCTTTGTGTAAGCCATTGCTGTTACAGCAGGGCGAGCAGCTTCAACTGCGGCAGCCTCAACTGTAGGTGTTGCTTCGACTGCTGAAGTGGTTTCTTCCACGGTGGCTGTCTCGCTTTCTGTTGGTTGGTTGGTTTCTTCTACAGCAGATTCTTCCGCTGCAATATCAGTAACTTGAGCAGACTTAAATGCTGGCTCTGTTACTAAACTTACTTCGACTAAGCGAGCGGCAGACACATAGGTCACGCCGTCCTTAATCTTTGACTTGATAACTTCTGCGCCGATGCTTAGGCCTGATTGCAATCCTTCTTCTGCAAGGATTAGGGCTTCTGTACCGCGCTGTGATCGACTCACAGAAAATACAGCATCAATAGAATTCTCCGACTCGCTAAATGAAACGCCTCGTCCTAAAGGTTTTTTTGCGTCATGTTGACTAAGCAGCTTAATAGATTTAGGGTCTTGAATCTCAATAGAACCGGACTCAAAGATAACCTTGCCCATGTTTGTTGATCCGGCCTCTATATTGAGTGGGACAATCTTCCCGGATATTGTGCGGTTGGCTGAATCCGCTGTGAGTTCAGCTGCAAAAGTAATTATTTGGCTCATATCATTGTCTCGCTTCCGTTAGGTGTGAGGTCGGTCATTTCCATGGCTTGCTCTTGAGTAATAAGCTGCAAGTCAAGAAGTTCCCGAATTACTGCTAATTCTTGTAATGGGTCTGTGCGTAGATAATTCTTGTCAATGTCAAACTTGACGATATTGCCGCGGGCTGTAATGTCGTCCATGGATAGACGATCTTCGATTGCCGAGATAAATGGCTGTAGAGATAGAGTCAAGAACTGGCGGCGCTCATCTTGTACGTTTGCATAAGTCATTGTGGTGTTCTGGTCAGCTGAAACGTAATATGGCGGGATATTGCAAAGGCGCGCAATTTCAGTCGCAAGGTTTTGAATAGCCTCGTTATACATCATGTCTTTAGGGGAGAACTGTGTAGATTGAAATTCTAAAGTGCTTGTAAGGTAGGCAGTCGAGTTATTCTGGCGGCTGCGCTTCCATGCTGCTAGTAAGCCAGAGACTTCAGCTGGCGGAAGATCTGCTCCGGTGTTCTTTAAGATACCGCTAGACATTGGAGTTGCGGCAGATATAGCTGCGGCCTTCTGAATGTCAATTGCTGCGCGGATTGTCGAATTGCCTGTGTTAAGTATGCCGTCATTAAGTGACTGAAATGTAATGAGCGATCCGAGGCCGTCCATTGGCACTGTTGTGCCATCGATGGCGTAGGACTTGACGAAAATATTGTCTCTGTCAAGTGTTGCAGTAACGCGGCTGTTTGCTACCCACTCAAAGCGGGAAGGACGACCATCTTCCTGATAAGTCTCGACCACTCTCCAGAAGGCTTGCCCATAAAATAGAAGCGAGTCAACTGTGTAAGCAATAGTGACCGATCGTGGCTGATGATAGGAAGGTTGTTCTAGCCATAGCGGCTTGCCTAGTTCTTCGCCAGTAGATTTCTTGTAAAGTTCTAATGGGATTGCTCCGATTGTTCCGGACAAAAGATTGCGGCAGCGAGCTAGTGAAGGTACACCAAGAGCCTCGGTACGTCCGACATAAGCAAACTGAAAAGGCATCGCATAAGGTGAATACTCACCAAGGACTTGTGGCGCATACTGCGCTTCAAGGTTTGCTGTCGGTGTTGCACCTGTGAGGCGCGAAAAGAGACCCATAGGTCGCAATTATACACTACATGTAGGTTAATCTGAGTAGATAGCCGCAACCTGTTGTGGTTTCGTCAATTGATGCACAACCATTGCTGTCGAGATTGCACCCGATACATCTCCGGCCGATTTTCTTTTGACAATGCGCCATGACGAATCATTCGTTTTAGCTGCGCAGTTATTCATTTGCTGCACCCAGTTCTCCATGCCGTTATGCACGAGCCGATGATTAACCAAAGCATCTAAGAGATCGCCACAAGCCTGATAGAAGGCAGCGCCGGAAATGTCTAGACATATTTGCCCGGCATTGGTCAGTCGGTCTGCAATTGATTGCGCTGTGTACTTGTCGTAACAGATTTGGCGTGGCCGGTACTGGTCAGCCCAGCCTTTTATCTCCGCAGCAATCTTAAGTTCATCTACAGATACTTGGCTTTCCCACGTTTGAAGGATTCCAACTCCGATGCGACCATCTGACAATATCTGGCCAGCAACGAGGCTTGCATTGCGGCGAGATGGGCTAACATCGAAAGCAAAGACTGTGTAGCCGCCCGGTGGAATCGTGAGGGAAGAATCTGACGTGTCTTCGAGTACGCCATGAGGCCAAGGGCTTGAGAGAGAATCAATCCATTGACATAGCAGCTCTGTTCTAGTGTTTTCAATTGGACTTGTCGCAACAGCTTCTTCAAGTGCTTCCTCGCTTATCATAAAGCCAAGTGCCGGGTTCGCTTGCGCCCAGCCATGGCGGTCGGTGATCTTGCAATATTGGGGAGCCGAATACTCATAAAAGCCAAAAGACTTAGGTGGGTTTTCTAGCGCCCTTTCTCTCATGCCATTAAGCACTACCGAGAAAGCGTCTCCTGCATTAGAGGTAAGAAGCGTCTGAGAATTTGGACGCGCTCTAGTTGTAGGGATTGCCGCTCTGTAACCTTCTTCGTTGATTTCTCTAAGCTCGTCGATGAATAGGAAGTCCGCAGTTCTTCCGCGAGAGCCATCTCTAGTTGCCGCAACAACATCAAGCCTTCTTCCGTCCAGCATCTCAATAGATTCAGTTCCATTTGCATACCTAATTTGCTTGACGAATCCTTTGAGGTGGTCATTGCTCTCCAATACTTGTGCTACTTGTCGGAAGGTGTCGAGTGCCATCGATCTATTCGAGGACATAATGAGAATGTTTTTACTGTCCCACTTGAGTAGGTGAGCCAAGATAAGCATACGAGCCAAATGCGTCTTGCCGTTCTGTCGAGCGATAAGAAGTAAGTTTGTCTTACGCACCCAAGCGCCGGACTTGTCGACAGTCAACATATCCTTAAGAACATGCTCCTGCCAAGGCAATAATGGCATCTGGATTATTTCGCAAAGGTCTTTTACATCTTGCAGCTTGTTTTCGCCCTTGACAGGTATTGATTGAAGCCTCGGCTTGGTTGCCCCTCGTAAGGCTTTGGATCGTTTGGCCGCCATCGGGTTAGTTCTGGACTGGTTTGGCTGTAAATGGACTGTCTTGGTGAATTTTGGACTGTGTCGGAGAGAGGAAGTCTGGAAAAACAGGGGGGGTGGAAAGCACCTCTAGAAAAGCCGCTTGTGAGCGTGAGCCTTTGAGCCCATTGCATCTCTTGCAGCAAGCGACCAAGTTGTCCATATCATGCCCGCCCCCTTTGGCTCTTGGTATTACATGATCGACTTCAGTTGCGTCTTGACCACAGTATTGACATTGATACTGGTCGCGCTTTAACACTCTATCTCGTTGCTTCTTCCATTGAGATGTACCTAATACACTCTTACCCATATAAACCTTCTTCTCCCATATTGCTATGACTATTGGGTGGTCACTTGGTAAGTGAGTAACCCTGTTGGCGGGCATTACATTATCCTTCAGCTTCCGCCCTCGTTTATCATTCTTAGACTTAAGGCTAATACGATGCCTGTGAGCTAAGTTCACTATCTTGCTGTACTTATGCCCTGACTCTTGTGCTATCCAATGTGCGCCTTCATGGGCATGAGTCTTAATAAATTCTATTAGCATTGAGTGATCCTCAGTCATTGCCAATTCCTAGTCTTGAGATGTAATGCAGCCTTACACATATCCGGCTCATCATACTCTGTTACTCCATACCTCGATGATACATAAGTCCAATACCAATAGAACTGCACATCATCTGGCTTATTGATTAGATAAGTAGTTCTGCCCTGATAGTAGCCATGATGTGATCCATTACGAGCATCAGCTCTAAATGATGACTCTCTATGAACAATGTAGTTATGACAAGCTTCTTGCTTCTCTGTTAACTGTATATCTGCTAATTCTCTTAATGTATGAATGGCATCTCTTGAGCCATTGTCTGCTGCCGACATAGGCATAGACATAGATATCCCAATAACGAAGGCTACCCCCCGGGCTACGCGTCGGCGGCCCGGTGTGAGCCCTTGATGGGCTCTAGCCTGTAGTGTACCAGCCCTGTCAAATATGTGAATAACTCCCGCGTTAAGTGCGTGTCGCACCCTACTTATCCACAGGTGTGTATAACTATTTATCTGTAGAGTAGAAGCCAGTTCCCTTAAAGTGAGCAGGTACAGAGCTGTAAATCTTGCGCATTGTAGAGCCGCAGAACGGACAATCAACATCATGTGGTTCATTGATACTTAACTCCTTGTCATATCTGGCGTTAGCCTCGCATAACTCGTTATCACACTCGAACTCATAGATTGGCATTAGAACACGTCCTGCATGAAACTTCCTTTAATTTCCATGATCCACACGATGTGCATCTTTCAGGCTCTAATTCTACCGAATCTTTCTGTATATCTCCGTAACCTGCCACTAACATTAAATCAACCAAGTCTTGAAACCGCATGAAAGCAAGATACGAACCCGCATCTTCACCTTGGCCATTCATACGGCACACCACGAACGGCAGTTCCCGATGACCTGTCGCTCTTTTCTCGACTTGCTTGATAAATGCCAGAAAATCTAGCTTAGACCTTGCCTTGACCTCAACGTCGAAAGGTACGTTAAGTATGTCTTTGCCTGACCCTCTGCCGACGCTTGCGCTTCTCCACCATTGCGAGAGATAGGTTGCAACCACTCGTTCAGTACGAAAGCCTCGGTGTTTTCTGCTTTGACTTGGCATCGATTAGGTTATGCCTTGCCCGCAGAATTTATAGTGTGACATTCTTCGCAAGTCCACTCATGCTTTAAGTATCTATCAGCAATCTGTGATCTAGTAGGAAACTTATTACATAACTGACATATCAGCTTGTAACCCAGTTCTTCAAGCAATGCAGCATTAGCAATGAGGTTAGCCCGCTGTTCTTCATTAGGGAATTCTTCCCATTCTCCATCTTGGTTTAAGAATTTGACGTAACCCATTATCGCTTTACCTGTGGTTTCCACTTGCCGGTCTCTTTGTCAACCTCATACCAGACCGGGTCACACTTATCTGCATTATTCAATAGAACCCCGCCTTGCGCTCCTGCGCAGTACCATGCACCATAGGGCTTCCCGGCCTTGCTAGTTCCGGTGCGCCATTGACGAATCCCATGCTGGCATGTCTCCTCGACCGCAGTGCCACCAAGTCCGGATTTCACCATCTCGACTGCACTCTCTAAAGTCTGTACTGGCTGTGCTGGTGCGATAATCCATGGGTCGTCTGCCTTCGGTACTGGAACGTATTGTGTAGAAGTCTCGGCCATCTTAGCCTTTACCTCGTCGATGCTAGCCTTTACCTTATTCATCTCGATAACTTTGCCCATCTCTTCTCGGCTCGGGCGCTTTCCCTTTGTCGCATAGCCAGCCGAAGCGAGTGCGCGGCCAATCGCAGAGGTTTCACAATTTTCAAGAGCAGAAGTAGCATTGACTCCACGCCCCGATATCGTTTCTTCCGCGAGCCCAGCAGCCCAAGGGTATTGATCAACCTCAGTTCTGTATATATAAGCCTGTACGATAAAACGTGTAGTGCTTGCTTCGACCAGCTTTGTATCAATTCTTCCATCTGGGTGATCCTTCCAAAACTTGATTAAGCGTTCTTCAACTGTCTCGTAATCTTCTAGATTAAACATAAAGGTCATTTTCCTCTGTGTGTAGTTGTGCTGCCAAACTGGCATAGGCAACCATATCGATGTAAGTGTCAGTTTTTGCAGTTTCCATGCTTCTTGCGATTTTGACCAATGCCATACAGATTGCAACTTGATAGTCTGTGACTGGTATTTCAAGGTAGGCGCTCCAGAGTGAGGCTGTGCGCTGCATGTTGTCGCTTGGGTGGCCGTAGTCCATTCCACGATCTTGAATTGTGGCTCTTGCCTCGTTAAGGTAATCACGGGCGTTCATCGATTTACCTGCTGTTGAATTTGACGTGTCAAACGACGATAAGAGTTGCGAGCTTGCTTAAGCCCATCTCCATGCCCCTTGATATAGCCAAAAGCAAAGCCCGGTAAACTTCCTAGTAGCAGTGAGAATATGACTATGTAGTCATGATTGATGTGGTTCATTGAGCCCTTCCTGTAGCCCGTATCTCGGGTACAGCAAGAACTTTACAGCTGGTGAAATAAACAGCCGCCAGATTTAGATAACGAAACGATAACGATTTCATCGATGTTCTCGTCTCCGAAGTCTGGCCTAGCGAACCCTTCCATAGACCTTACCCTGCACTATAAACGTGCCGTTCTTCTCGATGTGGATAATGTCCACCTGAACATTAGTTCCCTTGACATACATGATCGCAAAGGCCTGCTGCCAATTAGCCGTTCCCTTGGTGTATGAGGCTTGTCTAAAGTCCATGAGATTACCTACCTCGACACCATGTAAAACACGCCCTAAACGGCCGCCAGAGGCTTCTGTGAAGGCGCTACGCCCCGCCCTGTGAGTATGTCCTGAAATGACGTTCTTGCCATGCCTACGGGCTGCTTCTAAAGCTGATAGACCGCCCCATGGCTTGATGGGCGTGTGGTCGCCATGGACTGCTACCCAGCCCGGCGCGATGTTCATCGGGTTCTTATGAAAGGTTATGCCTAGGTCGTCAAAGCGCATGAACTTCTCAAAGCGCAGTTCTGGCAAAGATAGAAAACTCGGTATCTTCTTCATGATGATGTTATATAGCCGGTCTGTGTGATTAGATCGTATGCAGTCTGTAACGCCTAACTCCCAGAGAAGCTGCACACAGCGGTCTCGATCATCACCAAGGCTCTGCTCGTAGGCTTGAGGTGTGCCCTCTGACCACTTGCTTATAGTTTGAAAGTCAATCTCGTCACCGATGGTTACTGTCTGGTCTGGCTTAAAGGTCTTGAGGAATCGTGCAATGTTCTGTGTTACATGCACGTCCTCGAAGGGCACTTGCAAGTCTGACAGAATAACGATTTTCTTCATTAGTCCTCGTCATCGTCGTAAGGAATGTTATCGATTCGATTAGGAATTGATGGCAATATCCAGTCCGGATAAGACTCTCGATCTAGCAAAAGCCAGAAAGCCATATCTGTGGAGAATCCGGCTTTACGAAGGCTGGTGTAATAGACGTGCATACCGATACAGTAAGCATCGAGCGCCGAATACGTGTCTAGGTCTATGACCTTTTTCTTAGCCATAGGATAAGTGTTACTTACCTAATAGGTCGATGATTGTTTCGACACGCGCAGATAGGCGATTGACTTCATCGCGTAATGAGCTGCCGCCGTTTGGCTTTAGTTCTGATAAGTAATGCTTAATCATAAACTGGACATAAGCTGCAACGCCGCCAAGCACTGTGATGATAGCGACGGCAATCGCCGCAAAGTCCTGTGCGGTCATTTCTTAGGCGTTGCGTATCCAAATACGCCTGCTACAACTGCCCCCAAGATTGAGCGATAGTTAAGGTCGAAGTTGGATGTAGTTCCCCATACTGCAAGAAATGCGCCAACTGCTACAACTGCTGGGTGCTTGATGTTCATACTGTGCCGCCTATCATTGGGATATTAAAGAACGAGCCATCTGCATCGCCCTTTTGCGTAAAGCTAACGTGCATATGGTGAGTGTGCTGATTAACCCCCACATATTTACGCCAAGCCCAAGACTTCTTCGGCGAGGCAATAAGCCCATTAAATATGATGTAGGCAATTCTTCCATTGTCTTTTTTAGACTTGGCAAGGATTCGTAGTTGATCTGCAAGGTAAGGCATTTCGTCTGGCTTTGATACTCCATGTAAATCCCGGTCGCAATCCCATGCTCTAACAATCCCGCTCGCGTTAGGAATATGGTCTGACTTGCCACCAGCGATATGACGCGCATCGGCAATCCAACCATCGGAACGTCGGTCTCTTTCAGGAAAACAATCATCGACTTGCTCCCTAAGCTGCTGGCCGGCTTTGCATAGTTTAGGAGTCACCAATTCTGCCTTCCAAGTGTTGCAAATTGCTACATTCCCATTGCTTCTTATCGTTTAAAAGTAGCTCGCTATGACCACATGTAGGCATAGGAGCAATAAAGGCATCGTCTATTGGATCGTAGGAATAACCAATTCCAGCATAGTTATATCTAATTTTGCCGTTGTAGCTTGTACGAACGCAAGTTTGATTTCTAAATAGGCTGTACCAATTTTCAGGGGTTAAGCCATCAATAAGTTCTGTTTCATCGATGCCGACAATTACTTCTGTGACAATGTTTGATTCATCTAAAAATGCGTAATGCGCCATTATGACCAACTCACATTTCCGGTGCCAGCCGTAATTGTTGTTACCTTAAATCCACCTGAAGCAGCTGCTGTTGATCCTGTCAATCCACCACCAATAGAGATTGTTCTTGTATCAGGATATTTAATAACAACTAGACCAGAACCACCACCGCCGCCAGTTAAGTTTGATCCGCCGCCCTCAGTTCCCCCAGCACCGCCGCCGCCACCGCCGCGGTTAATTGTTCCCGCAGAGCCATTTGCATTGTTATTGCCGCCGTTGCCGCCGCCGCCAGAACCACCATTGCCGGGAGTGCCTGAACTGTAAACACCACCGCCGCCACCACCGGCATAAGTAACAGATGAACCTGAAATAGAATTTGATGCGCCAGAACCGCCATCTCCACCATTGCCTGAAGCAGCACCACCGCCGCCTTGAGTAGCACCGCCACCACCGGCTCCATTATTTACTCCACTGCTTCCGCCGCCATTAAATCCTTGACCTGAAGGCGAAGCAAGTCCAGCAGTTCCGTTGTTATATGCACCACCGCCGCCAGAACCGCCATTTAAACCATTGACACTCGGAAATCCAGAAGTTGAAGCACCACCGCCGCCACCGCCAGTAGAAGTTATAGATGAAAAAATTGAGTTATTTCCTGATGTTCCTCTTGTTGCACTTGCCGCAGTTCCACCTGCTCCAATGGTAACGGAATAATTTGTGCCTACAATTACAGACAACGCAGATTCTAACGATCCACCGCCGCCGGTAGAGGTTATAGATGAACGTAACCCACCGCCACCACCGGCTCCTGAACCACCAAAGCCACCTGATCCAGTTCCGCCGCCGGCTCCACCACCTGCAACAACTAAAAAATCAACATTAAAATTTGCTGGCAGTTTATCGCCATATAAACCTGCTGTAATAGCGCCAATCATTAGGCAATGCCACCCACAACATACCAAATATCTGTTGCAGTCTTGATGCAGACCGCTGTCTTGTATTGAGCTAAAGTAGGTGCAGCTACTACTGCACCAGCTGAAAGAACTGTTGTTGTGCCAGAAGTGACTGCACTGATTGTGCAAAGTCCAGCACCTTTGTTAAGAACTGTAATTGCTGTTCCTACTGGAAATGCTACAGAAGCGTTAGTAGGAATTTTAAAATCAATGGCTGTAGCGCGGTTCATAGGCACTAGCACTTGGTACTGATCGTCTAAGACCGCTGTGTAGCTTGTGCCAGTCTGGTCAGGGTCGAGCGTAAAGGTAATGAGCCCGTTAAACATTCCCGCTGTGAGAATGTCTCCGGTTACTGCTGGAAAGCCTGTTGCCATTTATATCTCCTAGTAAGTCATCGCGCTCACGCCAATTATACCGCGTTCTGCGCTTCCTATAATGAATCCATCGACTATGGGCTCAAGTGTTGTAACTGTGCATTGCATTGCGTTTGGGCTGATTTCCCACTTCAATCCCTGCACTTGCAAGGTCTTAGTGATAAGGCTGCCGTCTGGCTGAATGTTCTGGATTCTGACGTTGGTAAAGTAGTCCAAGCCAATCATTGTGTCCGTTGGTACTGCTGTGTCAAGTAGATCAACAGTCATCGCATCGATGCGGATTGTTGTCTCGGCTCTTGTTGCCACCACAGTAGCAGCGATATTGAGAGCATTTGCATCAGTATCAATAATTAAATCTTGGGCTGAGAGCTGATGCTGAAAGTACTTAGCAGCACTAGCTGCGTTTTGATAGACCTGCGCTGTACCGCCTATGCGCTGCATACTGGCTGTGTTAATGATGAGCTTGTCGTCAAAGGCAAAGACTAAGTTCTTATATGGAATACCGCCGGTCTGGTTAAACTCGATGGGAGTGCCAGAGATAGATGAAGCTACTTGGTTGCGGCTCTTAAAGATTGCTGTGCCCGAGCCGTCAATATAAAAAGCGCCTTGCTCGGAAAACTCTGCGTTCTTGATTGCATCTAGCGAAGTGCGAAGTGTGCCCGGGTCTGCCTGACATAGCGACTGGCCGGTAGCAATAGTTCTCATGCTGGCCGGGAAGTCAATCTCATCAAGAATCTTGCCTATGCGTGTGCCGGTGGATTGCCCTGCTCCTGAATCAGCCACGCTTGTAATCTGTGCAAGGTTAAGCAATCGGAACGCATCAGCGGCGTAGATATCTACATAGCCCACGTTCTCGGCTTGGTCATAGTAATAGCGATACTCGGTTGTATAACCGGAGAATAAGAACTCCTGCGCTGTGGCTGTTGTAGCTGCTACACGAATCTTGCGTAGAGGCACAAGGAATGGGTAGTAGATAGAATTGACGTTCTGTGGGTTCCACGATCCGTCATTGTCATAAACTCGAATTACTGCTGTGCCAGCCTGATAGGTATCAGCTTCAACGTTGCGTCCGTGGTCAATACTAATGCTACGGACAATTGGAGTAAGGTCAACAATAGGTTCTGGGACTGTAGAGCCAGCAAGTGTGCCAGTGCCTAGAACTCCATACTTAGCGTCGCCAATCGTAAATGGAAATGAGAACGTCGCGCCGCTCGAAAAGTCGAAGGAGACTGAGATATTAGCTGGCAGCGCCATGACTATCGCCCAGTTCTGTTAACTGATGATCCGATGCCTGACAGAGAGCTGTTTTGTAGTGATTGGGCTACTGCTTTACCATCGATTTGTACTGTTACCTGAATTGGGCCAGTTAGGTTAGAAGCTTCTTCTGCTCGTCTAAAGTTTGTGCCGTATCCAGTAGAAGTCATTGGAGCGACATTAGTTGACGGAATTGATGGAGCAGGTGTGCTTCCAAATATGTCCTGTCTAACCAAGGTTTGTCTGTAAGGTGCAAGAGGATCGGCAGCAATTTGAGCAGGTGTCAAAGATGTCACACTTGTGGCCGCCGCTACCGCTGTGCTTGTTGTGTTTGCAACTTTCTTAGCCTTTGTCTCTAGCATGTCTAGGTAAGCGTCCCATGATGCAAAAGGGTTTTTAGCGTCCGGAAGGGTTGCTAGATAGCTTGCTAGTTGCTCGCCTAGACCTTGAGCCTTGGCAATCTCGTAAGTAAGCTGCTGGGCTTGTTTGGTGTTGCCAGTAATCAAAGCGAATTGAAGTTCAACGCGCTTGCGATCTTCATCAGACAATTTTCCTTTAAGAGCAGCAATAAGTTGAACTTGCTCTAAGTCAAAGATAGAGCCAGCCCTTTTTAATGCATCTTGCTTCTTCTGCTCGGCCAGCAACTTCTTTTGTGAATCTACTTGTTTCTTTGTAAGCGAAGCTAATTCTTTGGCTCGCTTTACTGCCGCAGCTTCTGCTTGGCGTTGCTGCGCTGTGCGCCGCGCTGTACCGGCTGGTGATGCTGAACGATTAGTCGATGCTGCTGCACCGCTACCCATGCCAGTACCTAGCGGATCCATGAGGAAATTGGTGTAGCCCTGACGGAACTTATTAACCAAGCCGATTGCTGTGCCTAAAGTTAGCGTCACCGCGTTTACAGCCTTAGCGATGTTGTCGATTGCTTTAGCAGCATCTTTGGCTTCTGTGCCGCCACCGATGCGAGCAAAAGCCTCTACTAAGCCTTCACCGATTGTTTCCTTGGCGTTCTCTGATGCGAGTGCCAAAGTATCCATCTTAAATGATGTGGTGGTGAGGTAGTCCTGTGCTGCACCTGCTGATTTTGCCAGCATGATGCCTAGAATCTCATTGAAGCCCTTAGTTTGTAGTTCTGCTCTTGATAGCCCTGTGTTGTACTTGATAAGTCCGCGAGTAATACCCACGTAGCCTTTACCTAAGTCATTGGTAACTGTGGCCAAATCAACGCCTGATGCGCGGCTTATCTGGATTGCATTGTTAAGAAGCTCTTGAGACTTGGTAAGTGATCCAGTTATGTTGAGCAAAGATTGAAAGGCTGGGCGAAGAACGTCGTCAGCAATAGAAGCTGTGCGTTCTAAGTCTGATATGAAAGTCGCGACTTGAACCTTGGAAAAAGAAAGACCGAGGTTATCAACTGCGCTGGATAATCTGCGAGCTGCTGCTTCATCATCAGCGAAGGCTTTAACTGATGCCTTACTGTAAGCAACAATGGCAGTTGCGCCAAGAGTTACGCCAAGCGTGCGGCCCAGCTTCTTAATTGTTTTATCTAGTTTACCGGCTGCGGTGTCGGCTTCCTTGAATGCCTTCTTGCCAACGAATTCCGCGGCAATATCAACTCTTAAATCTGCCATCAGACTGGTCTCCTAGCATTGAACTTGGCTGCTGATGTTTCTATAGCCTTAAGAACTCCTGCTGTAGCCTTGCCACGATCTTCATCAAAGGCTCTAAAGATTGCTCGACCTGTCATCTTCTGTTTTTCGCCTGTTAACTTTCCACCTAGTTTTGGAGTGAAGTTGCCTGTAACTCCAGACTTGCGACCGGCTGTCTCGTAGATTGCTCCAGCGGCAGACTTGTTAAAGATAGAAGCCAATGCACGAAAGCCAGAACGATTGGCCTTGCTTGGTGAGGACTTGTAGCTGATGCTACGCCTTGCAACTGTTTGTTCATAAAATCGATTAGCCCAGCGGCCTTTAGCGCCCTCGCGCTTAAGCCAGCCGGAAGGTACCTCACTATTGGAAGGCAAGAAGCCACGAGCGTTTCGAGTTAGCGGCTTGAGAAAGTTACCAATCTCCTTGGTGGTTTCCTTAGCCAAGTCTGGCTCGAAGTTGCGCAAGGCTTTTCTAAGAGCGACCGCGCCTTGCAGTTTTACTGGCATCGCTTCGCTCCTTTGCTATGTCCTTGAGGACTTCTATGTGCGCCTTAAACGCTACTGCTGGTAATTCAATAAGAGTTTGGAAAGGAACTCCATACTCGTAACTCAAGCGAGCTGCGAGATAGGTGAGGGAGTTCCGATCTACCCTAAAGGGTCAGACTCTAAGACCTCAACTGACTTGAGTGTCTCAAGGAATGATTCCCCGAAAGGTTTAACTGTTTCACCCGAACGTCTAATTGCTTCCCAGCACAGCCAGTAAACGTCTGACTGCTTCTGATCTTCTATCAGGGCTTTGTGAAAGCCCTTCTTGGCGTATTGTTCAAAGCTATATTCAAGCAACGGAGTAATCTCGTACTCGTTTACCTGTCCATCAGCCCTTGTTACTTTGAGTTTTGCCATTGTTAGCCCCTTAGTTAGTTATTATGGTGCGGTTGTAATTACGATTGTACCGGATACGTTCCAAGTTACAGACTGAGTTGAAAGGTCT